TAACGCATCTATTAACTTTTTGCAATGGTCTGTATCAATCCAGCATCGAGGTAAAGTCATTGTTGTTGCGTGTATACCATCTTCTAAAGGTATTTTAGGAACAACTTTAAATCTTATTCCTAGCTGATAAGCTACATCTCTTCTAGTTTTACCATTACTAAAATCAGTAACTTCTATATCATGCGGTGCGAAATGATCTTTATAAATATAATCTTTCTCCTTTAATATTTGAATATAGTGAGGTAATCCCTGTCCTCGTTCTTCATGGTAGTCAATAATGTTAATTGATCTTCCTAGTTGCTGAAAAAAAATAATAGCACTATGATCTGAGACTCCTAAATCCCAAGAAGTATTTACAGGCAATGCTGGATCGTAAGGTACTCTGGTTAATTGTTTTTTATCTTCCATTTGTACTAAAGTATCATTGTAAATTGATCCTTCAATATTTGCTATCCAATCGCACTCAAACTCTTGTAAATACTTTTTCTCTCCCATTACTTCCTTTGCCTTGACCAGCTCATCGTTATCTACAATTTTAGTATCACTAGCTTTAGCTTTATAATCAAACCAATCCTCTGCTCCTTGTGCGTGTTGGTAGAGTTCGTAAAAATTATTATTCATTCCTTGTGGTGTACCAATAAATACGCAGTAACCTTTTCTATCGGATAATGCGGGTCTTATAATTTCAGGAAATAGTTTTTCATTGACATTAGCATACTCATCAATCACACATCCATCTAGGTAGATACCCCTCAACCCATCGGAGTTTTCCGACCCAAGTAAAGTTATTCTTGCACCATTGGGTAAATCTACCCTTAATTCAGTTTCATTAAACTTGGTGTAAGGTATCTTGGCGGTAAACTGTTTCATGTAATCCCAAGCGATTGATTTACTTTGTTTAAATGTTGGCGAGATGTAGGCATATCTTGGGTTCTTTTGTTTCGATAATAAGGCAGATCGTATAAGGTGATTAATCATACATACTGTTTTGCCGAACCTTCGATGGCAAACTAGCACCGACCATCTATGTTTAGATATTTGTTTATGTAAATGTGCTTGGTGTTTTCTGGGGGTATAAGGTATCTTAATATCCATATCTAGTGTATCATTTTAGATGGCATACTATACTCAGCATTATGATAATCAAACTGTAATAGGCTCATTGTGTAATGTGCAAAAGTCTCTGCAGCCATTTTATTCTGTAATCCATATATCTTAATGATAAGAGTATTAGTCTTTTCATCTATAGCGACAATAGAAATTAGATCGTCTTGTATATACTCCCACATAGTACACAACATATAGTAATTAAAAAATAATTAAACTAGAAAGGCTTGGCAAATAAGGTGTGGGTTAATCTGTGGGGGTGGCTAAGGCTGTGTCTGTAAGGGTGTCCTCGAGTCCCATGTATATATATAAAAAAAAAAGTGGCTTGATCTGAGGGGGTATGGGGGGTCTGCTTTTTAAATTTAGTCAGTTTCCTAGACAATATAGCTTTATTACCGATAACTGTTTACTTATCACTATACCGAGCTGGTTAATATCATAATATATAGGTCAATACTACTGACCGATCTCATGTCGCGAGAGCTGACGATGTCGTTGCTCTTTTAGGATAGCAACAATCTAACCAATTAAATCTATTCAACACTTTTAATTTTAACATACTTCAACATCTCATGCTGTTTCTTATTCTTATATTGAACTTGTATTACTTCGCCTTCTTTGTATTTGCTATTTAATTGTTTTAATAACTTCTTATAACTCATAGCCTTGTATTCTTCTTCTTTGCCTGACTGATCCTTTATTAAATAAGTATATCTCATAGTGTTGTATATTTAACACAGTTGCATTTATATCACACTAATATCTTGACCCATTATGAACTTATTATTTGCTTGACTATAATAAATAATATTGTACCAATTCGGTTATGAACAAAAAAACAAACAAAGGAAAAAACATGACAGATAAAGTGATATTGGAAAAATCAATTAAAATTTTTGATAAACATTTTCCAAAAGATAAAAATATGAAGATGAAAGAAAAAAAATCTATTGTTAAATTTTTTCTTGAACTTCATAAATTAGGGGTAAAAGTAGCAAGTAATGGTACGTGGCACATAAAAAAGTAAAACAATAATAAATTGGGGGTGTAAAAACCCCCACAACTAAAGGGGAAAAAATGAACGGATATACAGAAAACCTTGCAGACTTTGGATATAGAGAACAAGATGAGGCAAAAGATATATTTGAAGCATGGAAGTTGAACGGCTTACCAAAAGACTTTGATAATGACGGAGTAAAATTAGCTTTTAACATGAATAGTGGTTATGTGTTTTTAACTAATGCAGAATATCAAGTTGCTATGTGTGGAGATAATAAAGAATTATATTCTTTTTATACTTCACCTTACGAAGGTCATGAAGGGTCTTTTGAAGATTTACTTGATGAATATAAAAATATGAATAAAGAAGATCAGGAATGGTTTAGAGATATAGCTGAAAACATCAATAGAATTGATGAAGTAAAAAAGGTTGCATAATAAACCAAAATGGTTAATATAAACTTAACAAAAGGGAAAAAATGACTAAAGGGGAAATATTAATTAGCTTAGTAGCAGGAAAAACTTTTTGTGATGAAGCTATGTTAATGGAAGATAAAAACTTCGTAAAAGAAGCTAAAAGACTAATAAAAAAAGGTTGTTATAACATGGATCAATTAGTAGAAAAATTGGTTAAATGGTGTAATAATAATTATTAATAAAAAACAACAAAGGAGAAAACAATGATACAAGCAATATACTTCGCATTATGCTTTGGTGCAATCGTACTCGGTTGCATCATATCAATTCATTTAAACTTCTGGATAGGTTTAAGCATTATGATCTTATTTGGCATAAAGTTTATGCTACAACTACCAAATAATGAGGGGGGAAGATGAAAACAGTTAATAAATATACAAATTATCTTTTTGAAATAATGCAAGACCATTATGAAAATAATAAGTCTATTTATCGAGATGAAACTATTGAATGGAAAAAAGTAAATAGAATGAATAATAAAATAATGAAGATGGTTAAAGATTATTTTAAAAGGGGGAATAATGAAAAATAAACTATCGCAATTCTTTATAAACTATATGAAGAATAAAAAATGTAAGACCTTTAATCAAGGTGGGGTTGATTTATCAAAGAATGATCCCAATGATAATTGGTCAGCTCTTAACCCATTTAGAGACAGCGAGAGGTTAAGCGATCATGTTATTGAGTTCATAAATGAAAAGAACTTGTCAGGTATTAAATCTTCTATGGATAAAGTGGAAGATGATAGTATGAAACAAGCTAAGGCAGAGAGAGAGTTAAACACAATAAAGGAGGGTAAATAATATGCAATACTTAAAAATAAACATAAAAGATGTTAAAAGATATATTGGTTATTATGAAGATTGGTACAATACTTTTGACAAAGATGGATATAAATATGTCATTGAACAATTAAATTTTGATGACAAATATTATAATGAACTACTTTCATCACTTCATAATTTTGTAAAGGGTGGAGAATTTTATTTAATAAAAATAAAGGGGGACAAATGAGTAGCGAGAAGTTTAAAAAATGGCTTGATAAGTGTCCTATAAAATATGATGAAATACCTGAAACAAGTGATTACGATATATTGACAATTAATTTTCATAGCAAAGATATATATTGGTATGCAAAAATTAAAGATCATCAATATGAAATTAATGCAGATGGTACTGAAACTGATATTGAAAGGTATGGAAAGGGGAATAAATGAATAGCAAGAAGATAGATTTAGAAAACAAATGCGTTCATTGCAAACAAGATACTTCTTATGGAAGTGGTAAGTTTGTAAATCGTTATCCTGTATTTGGATTAGACCCTAATGGATCAGGTGTTGAATATGATGGCTATTGCTGTGATGATTGCGAACAAGAATGGGAGAATGAAAATGAGTAGCGAGAAACAATTAATATTAATTATATTGGTAGGTGTTATGGTGTTAGGCTATCAATGGTATAAGGATAAAAAGAAAAATGACTATTGGAAAAAATATAGAAGATCGCAAGGTTGGGAATAAGAATTTAAGAGAGTTAGCCAGATTAACTCTATTAAATATATTGAGTGTACAAGGTGTTATCTATACTCATTATAAAAACAAACAACTAAAGGGGAAATATGAATATAACACGATTAGAAAACGAAATAGTTAAAGCTATTGAAATAGAAGATAGGGATATAAAAAAAGCATTAGAAGAAGAAAGACCTTTCAATGATTTAAAATGTTTAATTACATTTGTTAGAAAATGCTTTAAAGAACATAATAATAATTAACTATTCCTTTGGTGGTGTGGGTATGGTTTCTGCCGTACTCACATCAATAAGATCAGGTTCAGACTCCCAACTTATTCGGATTGAAGAATCACTCTTAACATCTATCTTCTGTTTCTCTTGGAACAA